CAATGGCTTTTGCTGATCTTGCTGCTGCGATATTACCTAGAAAACTCATAAATTTTTGCCATCCTATAATAGTTAGTTTGGTCTGGACCATACATGGTCATCAAACCTTCATTTTTTAATCCAAGCCATTCTGCAAACCGAACACCAGTTTTAAATTCTTCTTTGACTGCTGTTTGCAATCTATAAATATTGTTGTTGTTACAAAGCAGATCTAATCTTTTTTTAACAGCTGAAGCTGATTTAATTTTGTAATCATTAACTTCTTTACTTGCCATAACCCAGCCTTCAGCAACTCCATTCCACAAAGGAACAATGCCGCCAGCAAGAATAGGATTATCGTCAACCAATAAAGTAAATGACATCCCAGGTACAACAATGTCGATCCTATTTTCTTTAAAGCTTGCATCTATATCCATTAATTTATCGTTCATTCCAAATTCAACCATTTGATCTCCATGGTTTTGATCGTAAGGAACTATTTTAAAATTAGCCATCCGATGTAACTAGAGTTGGATAGATTGCTAATATTGAACAAGGAAGAGGCTGATCTTGTTTAATAAATATAAAGCCATCCGAATTGTAGTCATCGTTAAATTCTATTTCTTTGTCTCCAGAAAGTAATGTGTCAACTGGATTACTTAATAAAGATGATGTTGTTCTAAAAGGAATTGTTTCAAGATTAGTTAATGAAGGTCCAACCTTTACACCAACTGTTTCAAATAATCTTAAAATTACTTTTGAAATTCTTTTTATCTTACCTTGTGAAGTACCTTCTCCAATAGCAGCTCCACCTTCAATTCTCATTGTTTGTAAAATGCTATCGTAAGATAAACCAACACATGCTTTGGTAACAGATCTATCTAAAGTTATTACTCCAGAACTATTTACAGTTTTATTTGCATGAGTTGCACCATCACCAAGTATTGAAACTGATTGACCTTGAAGATGACTTAATCCACTTAAAGTTGTTGTTGCAGATCCAGCATATGACAGATGACTATCTAAAAATTTAAAATCAGTAGATGTTGTTTCGTCAAAATCAAAAGGAGAAAAACATTCTACATATCTTTTAGTAGCACCATTAACTGTTCTTTTAATAATAACCCAAACTTCATCCTCTGTTAAAACTCCAGAGATACTTGCAACACTTTCACAAACAGATTTACCACTTCCAAAAACACCACCGAAAATATGTCTTGACCAGGCAATTACATTTTCTGATCTTTGATAAGTTAATGCAGCTAAAATTCCATCATCTCTTACACACCAAATAATACTGTTTGGCTCTTGCTGATATGACATCTCATTAATTCCACTATCTGTAACTGTCTCGTTAAGTATAGTTAAGTCTGGAGCTTGATAACCATCACTATCAAAATTGTACTGTAATTCTCTAATTTTTCTTTTTGCTTTCTGTAAAAACAAGATGGCATTCCCAGCTGGAATAGCATCTACGTTAGCAGATCCAAAAGAACTCTGTCTCTTAATCGTTATATTTGTTGGAGTTATAGAAGCATTAGTACCATCTGCTGATACTGTAAATTCACCTCCAGTTGTTCCAACTACTAAAGTTCTTACTGCTTTCATGTATCTAATGGCATTAACTTGATTTGATGCAATCGTATAAACCATAGCATCATCTGCATTAGTTCCAGTAGTCATGTTTTCGTAATCACCAGCTTTAGAAAAGAATAATGTTTGTGGCTCTCCAGTTGTTCCAGCAAAAACTAATCTTTGTTCAAAAAAGGAAACAGAAGATGGATGTCCAGTCGTATCTGAAAATGCACCAAGATTAAAAGCTGCTGTCGCATTTGTATTTGTGAATGCTGTAGTAATTGTAGCAACAACAACAGTCGTATTCGTTCTTGCTGTAATTTTTGCTTTACCAGAATTAAAACTTATTATTCTTCCAACATCTGTTGTTTGAAATCCAGTTCCACCATTTATTCCAGTTATCGCAGAGGCAGTTATATTTACTCCAGTCGCAACTGAAGCAGAGGCTGGTTGCAATGTAGTCGTTGTAGAGTTAGTTGCAAGATAAGGACCATCTGTAAAATCAACTTGAGCTAATGTCCATGATGTATGACCAGTTCTTGATAACTTCATCACTTCATGATTTGGATGTGTGATGTACATAACGTCTGCTGATTGAGCAAACTTTATTTCAAATAATTCTGCTGTTAAATAAGGAGAAGATATTTCGTAAGGTGATCCATTATTTAATATCTGTCCTTTGTCTTTAAAAAATCTTATATAAGTATTTCCAAATTCTAAAATATAAGTTTGAGTAGTTGAAAATTCGAAAGGTATTAATCTTGTTTTAGCAGCACTTGCTTTAACTTCTGCAATAAATTGAGTTCCTACTCTTCTTGTTGCAGCTCCTTGAGGATGAATTAAAAAGTTCTCTAAAGTTTTTGCACCAGAACTATACTTATCAAAATCTGTTCTGCCATCCATTTTAGGAGAAAACTCTCCAGATACAAAGGATGTTAAAGCTAATGTTGTTCTTGGCATATTTTTTTAAAAATTTCTTGTTGAGTTAAACCTTGTTCTTCTGTTTTACATTTAGTGAAAGGATCAATCTCATCCTCATTAATTATTTCTATTAATGCGTATCTATAAACTTTGCTGTCATCTCCCCATTGAAAATGAAGCAATGACTTTGGCTCTGAATCTTTTTTTAAGTTTTCTGGATTATAATCTTGCATCTGTAAATTCAGAACTTTCAATAGTTCCAAGAGCATTTTCTGTAGCATCAATAAATCTTGCTTCTCTTAATCTCTCATCTGCTCTAGTCATGTATTGATTAGCTAATGTAGCATTATTAGTAATGGCATAAGCAAGATCAGCAGCGATTTGATGTGAAATACTTTCTTGTAAATAAGCATCATATTTATTTGGATCTGTTTCTAAAGCTATGTAGATTATAAAAATAGTTCCAATGTCTGTAACAATATTTCTGCCTTCTAATTTATAATCAAGAGCAGCAGCAATACTATCTGTTGTTCCATTGTGAATTTTTAATACTCTCAAGCAATCAGCTGGAAGTGCATAGGCATGGCTATATTCTACTACTGGTGCTGTACTGTTTTGAGCTAATTGTATTCTTTTATGTAAGCAATTCCAGGCATGAGATCTAAATACTCTATTTCTAATAGGCTCATATCTTTGGTTACATAATCTCGCATTTTTACTGTCATCTGTTAATGCTGAAATTGTTGATGCTCCTAATAAGTTAAGAGCTGAATTACATATATCTACTACACTTGCCATTATATTTTTTTACCTTTGATTTTTAATTCTTTGCATTCAATTTTTACAGCTAGCTTGCTGTCGTTAATTTCTTCTTTGGTTAATAAATCTAAACTTTTATAAGCTTGATGATAACCAGTTCTTACACATGAATAATGATCTTCAAATTCGAAAGGCATTGTCTGTGTTGAAATACATTTAGGCTCATCAATAAACATACAAAGATGAAGCACTAAAATAAATTTTGTCATTAAATTTTGTAATGCCTGGCGGAATATTTCATCCGCCAAACAAATATGATTTACTACTCGACTGTGTACATAACCCAACAATGAATAGAGCCACTTATAGCTGCTCCACCAGTTGTGATTATAATATCAGTTTCCGCAGCTGTTCTGTAACCCAGACCAGTCATCGCAGTTGTTGGAGCTCCAGCAGAGCTACCAGTAACCATTGATTGACTTTGACCAGCAGCATTCCATGTTCCAACAGCAGCTAAATATCTGTTGTCATCTCCAGCATCTCCAACAATTAAAGTTGAAGAGCCACCTAAAGCATCACACTTTAGAACAACATCCATTATAGTTGCGTTAGTAGGTATTCTACCAATCGTTATGTCTGATCCTTGACCTAAAGAAGAAGCTTCATATGTATCATATGAAACTCTTATCTTTCCGCCTAGAACTTCGCTATCCACTTTTTCAATAGGATCGGAAGTTATTTTTGTGTAATTTACACTTTTAACACTTGCCATGATATTTATATCTCCTTATTGATTAAGCTTCATGAGCTTGGATTGTTACAACTTTTTCTTCTTCCATTCTTGTTGCACCGATTGACTGGCAAACATAAACTTGATGAGCATAACCTTTGTCAGATCTTTCATCAATTCTAGTCATTAAGTCTTGACCGATAGCCATCTTGCATCCGTCCATTGCCCAAACAAGGCAAAGTCTTTTAGATGATGCAATAGCAAGTCTGTTAGACACTATAAAGTTGAAGCCAAGGAATGAATTTACTTCTCCATTCGCTAAAGCTTTTACAGAGTTGAAATCACTAGATGTAACTTCAGTCGTTCCTAACAAATCAGTAATTTGTCTTGGACCAACTGCAATGTATCTAGTAATTGATGGATCAACAGATGCAGCATCAAGAAGTTCTTT